AGCCCACATCTTCTTATTATACTCGTTTACTTTCATTAATCCGCCGCATTTTGGACAAGATAAAGGTAAAACTACTAGTTTTTTAATTTCGTCGAGTTTGGTTACGGTTTGTTTGATACCTTTTAAAATGGTCCATTTCTTACCGTTTTCTTCCCAAACATCTCCTTCTGTATGTGTTTGTGTATTTTTATCCCAACCTGCTTGAATTTGGGTTCTATCGCCAGTTTGGCCGGTGAGTATATTTCTCATCCGTTGTACATCACGAGGTACAAACTCCTTTTTTAACTCTCCACTCATAACAATTTTCTATTTTATATCTACTCTACTAATATATTTTGGATTTATATACTTTGGCATATAAGCTTTGTAGACTCTTTTACGTTTTTCATCTGTTCCTGCAATTTCAACATCCTTAATCTGATCATCGTACTCTTCAAAAAATTCATTAATAGCTTTACATACAGTCTGTAATACATTAGCAACATCTCCTTCTCCGGTCATTTGCTTAGTGTCTAAAGCTGCAGTAGAATCTTTACTTAGTCCAAATGTTAATTCGAAGTACCCTAAAGTTCCGGCATAAAAAACAATATCGTAATCATTCTGCTTTGTTGAAAACTTATAGGTTACAGCCATTAATTCATCATCTATATCATCGTACTCTACCTCAGACTTCTTAACCGGGTAGGCTATCTCGTTTAATATGTCTTTTAACTTTATCATTTTTTTATTACTCTAAAAGTATCTCCTGTAGTCATTAGACTATAATCTGAAGGTAAATTTTTCTTTAAGTAAGCTGCATATATTCTACCTCTTCTACTATCATCATCTCCTCCGGTCTTTATTGGACGAAAGTACATTCCTTCTGGATGCACTCTTTGAATAAAGTCTTTTGTAATCTCTACAACGGTAGATAGTACTCTTAACATTACTCCTTCGTTAGTATCTAAACTAGAATGCTCAACGGTATTAAAAGATAGCTCATACATACCGTCTTCTAGGTTAGCTATACCTACAGCGTACTTGTGTTTGTCAGTATTAAAAAGATAGAAGTAATTACCGTCTGCGTCTTCTTCATCGAAACGCCAATCAAAAGGTTTTGTTCCTTCTCCAATTTCAGTCAAAGTATAATCTTGATCTGTTACTTTAATATCTTCAGGAGCAACTATAATTGCTTTAGTATTTTTAATGTCTAAAGCTTTCATAGCAAAGTATCTATGATGACCATCTAGTATTTGGTATCTATCTCCTAGCTTTCGAACTACTAAAGGGGACAGCGTTTCACCGTCCTTCAAAGCTTTCATAAGACTTTTTAAAGTCTTTCTAGATTCAGGGCTTTTCATTTTAGCAGCTGGTTCATTTAAAATCAAACTGTCTAAGGACAGGATAGTAGTAGGTGCTGTTTCTAATTCTCCTTCCGGATCGTCAACATCTACTCCTTGCTGTTTAGGGTAGACTGTAATTTTTAATTCATTTAGTTGATTATCTAAATCGTAAATAGCTACATTCTTTTTACCGTACTCTCTCATAATAATACCCGCCATTGCATTAGCATCATTCTCTATCTCTGTACCAGTATTACCTGCTTCATCATAGATCATATCTAATTCATTTTGTCTGTGATGACATAATTCATGAGCAAGACTGCGGCAAATATCTGCTAAATTTCTACCGGTTACAAATACTTTTACAGCATTAGTCTGAGGATTATATTCGCCATAAGATCTATTCTGTTCAACAAAAGCTTTATCTTTAATCAAAGAAATCTTAGGAAGAGTTTGAATGTTCAACTCCTTTTTACAAAAAGTAAGAAAATCTTTTAATATACTAGGCTTGTTTTGGGGCATTTCCTTTTACTTTAGTAGCTAACATTTTAAATATTTTTGGTGCTGCTCCTTTATTGAAAGCAGCTTCGGGTATAGCCTCTACGAAAGATTCGTAATCTCCATCTGCTAAAATATTTCTAACATGAGGAGCGGTAATTATACCTGCTTTTTCGTGTACTGGTATTGTTTTAACTCTATCACCAAACTGTTCTTGTAAAGATTTACCATATGCTAGGTCGTCTATTTCGTCATCTCCTACTGCTACATAAACAGGATCCACGGTTGGATTTTTCTTTAAGTAATCTATAATAGTTACTATTGGAGATTCAGCAGTAGATATTCTAACTGATAGTTTAGGATTGGGTTCGGCTTGTAAATAAGTATTCCAAATTATAAGAGAATCTTCAGGTGTAATACCGTCGATTGTTTTCTTACTTATTATAATATATACCATTTTTACATAGTCTCTACTAGCCAACTCTGTAGCGGCTTGGTAATGTCCTTTGTGAGGCGGTTTGAATTTACCTGGATAAAAGCAGGGACCTGGTTCGTTTATAATGGCTTCGGCGATTCTCTGACCGATTAATATAGGGTTGATCATACAGTTATAAATATCTACCCGAGAAGTAACTTAGGCTTTGCAGCTTCAACTTCTTTTACAAGTTCTTTCATATACTTTAAAGCCTCTTCTACTCTCTCTGTGACTGCTACGGATTCTTCTTTTGTTAAATGTAGTCTATAGATAAACATTCTATAGTCTTCTTGAACTCTGGGGTCGTAACTAATGAAATCACACCATTCTACTTCAGCGCAAATCATATTAGAGATACATTGATAATAATAAGCCGGTGCTACTTTTTTAAACTTCTCTGGAGAGTTAATCATTCCATGTTTAAAGTGATTGGCAGATTTAAAAGGGCATTTAACTTCAATAATACCTTCAGGCAGTAAAAGTCCATCAGGAGATCCTCCGTAATAATTTCCTACCGGAATAAAAGAAGCTTTCTCTACCTTTGATTTTGTTAATTTTTCGTAATGTTCAATAGCTACAGGCTCTAAATCAGTTCCCCAGTTTAAAGCAGCTCCCATGGCCGGCTCTGTAACTCCTCCATATAACTCACAAACCTTTTCAAGTAGATAAGTCTTAGCAGTTTCGCTAAAATTATCCTTTCCCATTATTTTATAGATTTCTGAACTTGTAATTCTACCTTTTCTCATCTCAAACCATTCTTCCGAACGTTGTTCTATGATCATAAATTCATTTTTTTTAATAACAACTCACTGAATGTAAGTTGCTTTGCTGTATGCAAATATTTTGTCATGTTTTCAAAACCTATTTCGGAGGGATCCTTCCCGTTTAGTTCAATTAAGTAAACATCCTTACCGAGATTAATCAATTGCTGTGCATATTTGATAGAAGACTTAAAAGCATCATTGTCTAGGGCTAGGTAAACAGTTTTAACTTCACTATGTACAAGCTTCATCATTAGAGCCTCAGGAATAGTCTTACCGAATAGCGGTATTGCATTTCGTCTTAAAGCAATTGCATCAAATATACCTTCACAAAGTACTACAGGCACTTTCCAATTAATAAAATACTCAAGACCTATTAATTGATTCTTATTACAACTCGGTGCATTATACTTTCTACCTGGATCTCTTTCGAAAGAACGGGAGATAAAGTAGTTTAACCGTCCTCTTGCATCGTAAGATGGAATTATGATTGAGTTTTTATACTTTCCTGTCTCGCAATAACCAATATTATACTTAATAATATCATTTGCAGTTATGCCCCTTTGTATTAGGTAGGCTTTTGCTTGTCTACCTCCTAGGTTTAAAATACTTTTACTGAACGTCTTAAACTCTTTCGGTAATTCTACTACTTCGTACTGCTTATCATCTACCTCTCCCCTTCCGTTTGGGAAGTAACCTCGCATTTCAGCAATTTGTGCTGATGTAGCTTGCACTTTCTTTAATAAGGAAGTCAAATTTCTACCTTTAGTAGCAGGCTCACAAGTCCAACAGTGATAAAACCCCGTCTTAGGGTCTATCTCAAGTTTAGGCTTATGATGCTTACAGAAAGGACAATGAAATGCATGATTTCCTTTGGTGGAAGGCTTAGATTTACCTAAAACACTATGTAAAAGTCCTAAGACTAGGCGTGATTGCTCCATTAATAAACACTCTTTAATGGATAATATAAGAAATTATTCTGATTCTACCAAATCTTTCCTAAAGAATTTAGCAAGGACGTTATCGTTGTAGGATTTATCAGTAAGAAGCACGTTATTTACACATTGATAGTGAACTTCCCAGTACGTTAATTGCTTTTTATTATAGCAGAATCTAAGTATTTCTTTATTGAATATAGAAGTACCTTCTTGCTTGATTTCCTCTAAGATTCCCTTGTTAGACCCCCAGTAATCCAGCCAATTAGACTCTTTTATGACACGTTTTGACGTGGGTTTTCTACCTGGACCGCTTAATTCTGATAATTCCCTCTTGGTAAGCATCTTTTTAGTGTTAGAAAACAAAGATTTTTTACCGATATAAAACTTTCCAGTCTTAATATTTGTGATTCTATACACAAATCCTACACATTTTTCAGGGAATTTATCTACGGAATCGTATCTTTTTACCGCTCCGTCTTTGTGCATAAACCAATTATTTTCCATAAACTTTAATGTTTTTAACTATCCCACCTTACAATAAACGTCATATCTGTATTAGAGGGAATAGGATAGGGGGTACCTAACTTGCCAACTACGAGTAATTGACCTGCATCATTGAATAAGCCGATAGTAGTTGCATAAGGATGGAATGAAGATCCGGTTACATTATCTGCTAAAGTACCATCTACGAGCTCTCCCCACTGTGATATACCGCCTTTCGGTGTATAGAAAGGAACTGATCCTGAACCGGTTATAGAGGTTCCGTACTTAAAAACACTTGGATTTTGCGAGTAATTGAAGTCATTCTCAGAAACTCTACACTTTACCTCATTTACATAGATTGTAGTTTCTGCAGTGAGATTCAGCGTATAAGGTACGGAAGCGGTTGCTGGTAGTATTGGCATGTTAATAAATATTAGTTCTCACGCCTTTCTTCTGGCTTATAATGTGCTATTCTATTATGATGAATTGGAGAGGCAAGCAATACAGCTGGTTTTAAGTTACCTTTTCTGGTCTCTTGAAACATATAGCTCATCCAAGTTTGTTCATAAGGACGAGCCCAGGTAGTATCCAAAAACATCTTTTTATTACCTTCTTTACCTACAATCATAGGCCAATTACAGTAGTAGATATCTCCAGTCAAGTAACTTAGTTCATCTACAACTTCAATATTTTTAAGCTCAGTTCGCGGAGCATTCGGATCTAATCCTATTTCAGGAAGTTTATCATAGTCAGGCCAATCTCTACTTCTAATTTCTTGCGGCACATTATACCAAGAAACTTGAATATTATTATCCATATAAACTTCCGTATATGATAGTTTTAAAAAGTCTATATGTGATCCGTGTATGATTTTAA